GACCTTAATCAGATTGTTGAGAATATACTTATAATGTTTAATCCGTCTTTGGATTTTAAAACCAAGAACTCTACAAATACAAAAGCTTTTATTGAACAAGTTACTGATACTTCAGTTGCAAATGTAAGTGACAGAGAAGATAGAATTATAAGAAAAATGATTGTATTAACTGCAGAAGCATATTTACCAAATCCAAAATACCTAATAACTAATACCGGAGAAATAGAATTTTTAGGCACAGATGTTCAAATAGTTGGAGAAGGGGAAGATATAAATGTAGAATCTTCTAGACCAGTACATGATAGTACCACTGATGAGAATATTCAAACTAAGCCATAAAATACTATAAACAATTACTTTAAATTTGGTAAAACTTACTACTAGCTACTATAAATAACATAGAGGTATTTACTATGATTACTGTACAAAATTTAACAAGACAAGGTCGTGAGGTCATTTTTAAGGACGCTAACGAGTATATTCATCGCTGGCTAGAAGCTCATGCGTCAGTATCTGTACCCGAATCCTTTATTACTGACACAGTAACAGAACTTGCTCGTCGCAAAATCCTCAAACTACGAAAAAACTAAAATAACATGCCTACCTACTCAAGCCCTGGAAATTATGTAATCGAGAAGGATTTCTCTGAATACGCACCTGCAGTAAATTCATCTATCGCAGGTATTGTCGGATTTGCATCCAAAGGTCCTGCTAATAAAGCAACCCTTATCACAAGTGCAGCTCAACTGTTAAAAACTTTCGGAGAAACTGACCAAGTATCTGGAGGTCAAGGTCTTATAGGAGCTCTTGAAATTTTATCACGAACTAATTCAATATATTACGTTAGAGCTGAAAATTCAAGTACAGCAGCAGAAGCATCAGCTACAGTATCTTGGGGAGCGTGTCCAGCCATTCAATGTTCTGGAATACCTGCAAGTTCTTCTATAACATTTAATTTCTCATCCTCAGATGAAACTGGAGCGTCGAATACTCCTGGAGGTGATGGATACTCTCTAGCAGTAACCACTGGCGCTACCGACCCTGCAGGAGATGTTCTTGCAGCTCAAGCCGCAATAGAAACTCACGATTGGGCTTGGACCGCTGTATCAGGAACAGACCCTTCGACTGTATACTTTGTTAATACTCATGCAGGTAAAAACGCATACTTACATGTTTCCGCTACAGGAAATCAACATAAGAAATTTAGCGTATTTGATGCTACTGGAAACGCTACAGGAGCACTATCTGTATATGCAAAAGCTACAGGTTTTACCGCTCTGTCTACAGATGCAGGAGGTAGCTATTTGGTAGAATCTCTGTATAATGGAGCGGGATACAATGCTTCAACAACTACAACTGCTGCCGGAGTACAAAACTACGGTATTAAGGTAAAAGTAGCCTCTAAAGCTGGAAAGAGATTCGATTTGGAAGTTCTTAATGAAGGAGCATTAGCCGAAAGTTATCAAATGAATTTTGAACAAACTGCAGGCGTAAAAGGATATTTCCCAGAAGATGTTATTAATATAGGATTAACAGATAACGTATCCGATTATGTAAAAGCACAATTTTTAGATTCAGCTGGAGCAGGAACCGTAAATGATTGGACTCCACCTACTTCATTCTCAGGAACTTTTGCAGCTGGTAATGTCAGCATGGTAAATTCTTCGGATGCTACTCAAGTTAATAGTACTCCAAGATTCTTAAAACTTATAGATGGAACTTACTCTCTAGCTGGTGGAGTTAATGGTGACGCTGCTGGAGGAGGTATTTCTGGAAATGTACGTTCTGCACTGTTAGGAGCAGCTGCAACCAAAACTGGTATTCACGCTCTAGATGACGACTCTCTCAACATCTCCATGGCATGTGTTCCAGGTATAACTGAACAAACTGTTCAAAATGAGTTAATAACATTAGCAGAGACATCTCAAAACTTCTTAGCTGTTGTAGCTCCTCCTGAAGGATTAACAACACCACAACAAGCTGTAAATTGGCATAACGGTCAACATACAGGTAGAACTGCCGCAATAAATAGTAGCTATGCTGCTGTATATTGGCCATGGCTAAAAACGTTTGATGTTAGGTCTGCTGCCGATATCTATGTAGACCCTGCAGCTTACGCTATCTCTATTATGTGTCACACTGACTCCGTAGCAGACCCATGGTTTGCTCCAGCCGGTTTAACTCGAGGTAGGCTAACTAAACCTACTGATGTAGAAGTAATTCTAAATCAAGGTGATAGAGATGCTATGTATCAACCAGGAAACGCCGTAAACCCAATTGCTAAATTTGCACAGGATGGAATTTGTATTTGGGGACAAAGAACAGCTCAGAGAACTCCAAGTGCTCTTGATAGGGTAAATGTTCGTCGCATGATGATTGTGATTCGCAAGATGGTACTATCTGCTACTAGAGCTATTGTATTTGAACCTAATGACCCTCTAACATGGAGTAGAGTAGTAGATTTACTACAACCTGCTTTAGATGATATTAGAAGAAGAAGAGGGATTACTGAATTTAGAGTAATCTGTGATGAAACTACAAATACTCCTGTACGTATTGACAGGAATGAAATGTGGTGTAGAGTTCTAATCAAACCTACGAAAACAGCTGAAGTTTTAGTCTTTGAGCTAAACCTTACTAACCAATCCGCTAACCTTGGAGTATAAAACTATATAAAGAGGAGACATAATTAAATGGCAAACGCATACTACGCAACACAAACAAATAGAACCTTAAACACTGGGGAACTTCCTACACTTTCACATAGTTTAGAATCATTCCGCGCATTTCAATGGGAAGTAGAAATTAACCTCCCTGCTGGAATGGAAGGTCCTGAAACCCTAACTCTCGCTGCTAAAACAGTATCACAGATAGCATTTACTTCGGAAGACATTGTTGTAGATAGAGTAAATGATAAATTCTTTTATCCTGGTAAAGTAACTCCAGAAGAAGTTACAATCACTTTTGATAATTTAGTAAAAGGCTCTGTGGCTGAAAAACTATACGATTGGATGTCAAATACATATGACCCGATTAATGGTGCTTTCACCCCACAATTTATGAGCGGTAATGGAGGATTTAAATCACACCTTAAGATTTATCAACTAGATAACGCAATGTTTCCTGTAAAGCATGTTAATCTTTACGGAGCCTACCCTAAGGCTTGGAAACTAGCTGAGTTCAACTACAGTACTAACGAGTTCCACTCTTTAGAAGTTATTGTTCGATACGACTTTGCAGTTCAATACGCAGGCAACGATTAATACACTTTAAATAAAATCTTACTATTATAGGGTAGTTTCTTTAACGGAGCTATCCTATCTTATTTTAAAATATGAACTCTTTTCAATCTCTTCTGGAATCTTATAGCGCTCTCCGTAAAAGAACGTATAAGATTGAATCTCTAAATACATTACTTTCAGAGGTTACTGCTCAAGATGCTAACGCATTAAAAGCTACCGGTCAGTTAGGTAAAGCAGGCGTAACAGCAAATGATTATAATAGATTTCAATTTCAGTTTAACAAGATAAAACATACAAAAGACTCTCCTGATAATCAAGCTTTTATAAGTGGATTTAGCAGTCCAAAGCCTTATGTAGAAGGAGGACATCCAGCCCCTTCGGTTTGGCTAAATGAGGATGGCTCTAACCTTAATTTTAAAGGAACTTCAAGTAACAATACAGGCTCACTGCCTGCTAGTGATTCTCAAAAAATTATCGTATATTTAGAATATATTCAAGGTAGAACAGGAGAAGGTCAAGGTAATATAGACGCTGAGGCTTCTGAAGGTCAGTTAACAGATAGGGAAGGAAACCCTTTAGACCCTGAAGCAGTAGCAAGAGCTCAGGAAGTATCCGCTAAAAATTATGAAATATCTAGGATAGCCGGTGATATCCAGGAATTGGGAATGATTCCTAATGAGTCTGTAGCAAGTATAAACGCATTACTAGCTCCTACTAGAGTATATCCTCCAGGACACCCATATGAGAAACTTAACAGCATTGTTGCTAAGCTTATGGAAATGTTTTTTAGTATTGGTGTTCCCAATCCAGAACTTATACACGAAGCTGTTGTTGAATTACAAGACGATACTATATCTATGCTAACTTGGTTTAAAGACAATCAACAAGCTTTAGATGCTGCTTTAAAAGGTAACGCCTGTATACCTGAAGATGATACTATTAAAAAACTTAGAAACAAATTTTATTTTGCTAATACTAACGGGTCAACTTACGCATTAGGTTATGGAAATTTTCAAGGACAAGACACAAACCCTAGTAAGATGTCCGCAATGGTAGAAGGAATATCATATGAAACTTTAGAAATGTACCCTAATAAAGAAAAAGCAGGTAGCGGATATAAGCAAATTAAAGAGCACCAAGGAAATCAATCAGGAACTGTAAGTCTTAGCAAGTCTTTAGGTGGAGTTGAGAATCATGGTAATTATAATCCTCAGACAGGAAAGGATGCACAATCACCAAACCCTCTTGCTCAGCTGATTTCTAAATACGAAAAAATTAAAATATGTAATAGAGACGGTTCAAATTCCACAGAAAATTTATTTAAAAGAGACCATATTGATTCAGCGGGGAATCTAGTATCCGCAATCTCAGAAAATTCAGCAGTACTAGCTAGTCATCTTCTTCATGCTAAAAATCTAAGAAACCAGGGGAGAGAATCCGAAGCTATAGAATTAGAAAATAAAATAGGAGAAGTTGTAAACTATTTAATTGACGCATGTAAAAAATATAAAGAAGGGGTAAAGGAGCTATCCAAACATGTTAAATCGATTGAAGGTCTTAATGGAGGTCCTCTTCCTGTTAAAACTATGGCATATCAATCTGTTGAAGATGATATAGATGGAAAAATAGGTATGCACTTTGGTAAGGAGACAAAATGTAAAGATGTTACTTTGCAAATCTTACAGAGAGAATTAGAAGAAAATCCTATACATAACGCAGTTCACGAAATGAATGAAAATCAAAATAATAATTTCAGAGGTGAAGTTACGATTACTATGACACATCCTGATGGAAGACCTGTTAATAAGATTACTGGTGTTCAACCTCCTGGACAAGGTGTCTATAATGTACCTTATCATTCTAGATGCGTAGCAGATTCCCTTCTTCAGTGTGATAGTTCTGAGGATATGGAATACATGTTAATGAAGTTAGGTATTAAGAAAGGAAGTAATGATTGGAATCTAGCAATGACTTCTCAAGGTGGAAAATATATTTTTCCAATATCCGATAAATATTATAGAAAATTAGGTCCTACTAATCAAGGTATTGCAGATATGTCTATATTAAGAGAAGAAGGATTTGTAAATCAAGCTATTTTAGAGAATTTAGACGGTGTGACCGATTTATTAGAAAAGGAAGCTCTTACTTCTGCAGGATTGGAAAGTATAGAAGAGTACAATAAGGATGCTTCAAAAGCTAATGCACAACTATTAGACCCTGATATATTAAAAGGAGTAGACAATCCTCAAGGTAAGCAGTTAAATGTCCAAGTGGCTGTAGAGCAAAATACACTTAGGTTAGATATAGAGTCCACTCTTAAGAATGGAGATGTAAAATTAGATTCTAAATCCTATAGTGAAGCCGAATCTTTATTAAACGAGTTAAAAGACTTAGATAAGTTAAAAGATTCCGAAGACCCGACACTTGAATCAAAAGCTACAGTTCTTTCATATAGGATAGCTGAATTTAAAGAACAAAGAAGAATAGATAGACTATCTAAATTAGCTAAATTATCTCCTAAGCAGAAAGCAAAACTAAACAGATTAAAAGCAGGAAGGGAAGTGAGAAAAGCCATATCTCTTACAGGTACAGGACCTGGAGCGGTAGTAGTAAAAAATTCTGACGCTAGAGGAACTCATTTTGTAACTCATGGTCAGATAAGAAACGCAGCTGCTGCCAAAGCGTTAACCTATTTAAGGGATGATGAAAACTTTAGAAAAGATACTGAATTAGATAAGCAAACTAACGCAGGGGATAGAATTAAAACACAGAGAAGTACGGGGAATCAATATATGAAGATGTCCGGCACTATCCACGCTTCTATTATAGCAATGAATAGTGAGGAAACCTCAAACTATATTTAAAAAGCTTGAGTCAGGTAGCTTAAGGATATCCTCTAACAAGTAAATATTAAACTTCCCTTTAATAAGAGCTCTCTCATCTATTTCAAAAGTATGTTCACATATTACTATATCTTTTTGTCTATCTTTCTTATAAATTAATAACCAAGGTTTATTCCCAGCCTTTCCGTCTCTTTTAGCTTGTTCTATGAATTTATAAAAATTACTCTTAGGATTCCACAAATCTTCCATCTTTATTTCGTATCCTCTTTTAGCCTCTATTACAAATTTAAAATTTTCAGGAGTAATTAAATCACCGTGAATCTGCAAATGCTTAGGAAGTTTATGTGTAGTAGCAAAAGCACCTGAACCTGGAGTTCTAGAAAAATCCTTAGTATTAAACCTACTATTCAGTTTTTTAGCCAACTGTCTTTCATATGCAGCTCCCTTCCTTTTACCGTTAACACGAGGTTTAACATAAAAATCATTTTCTAAGTTTAGCAAATCATTTGGGTCTTTTTTAGATGACATGTACTATAATAGAGGGTGGAAACTAAAAATAAAGTTATTCTCGCCACATTCAATCCTAATGAGATTAATTGGAAATTCAAAGTAAAACATTCAAATAGACGTATGAAATTATATATTAAAATGACCAAAGCTGAAACCTCCCAATGGGAAGAACTTCGTAGAGCAGCCAAGCCTCCTGAAATGAGCGATGATGAATTCGCTAAGATTTTATTTTACAGAGGTATAGACTCTTTTATGTCCCAAATGACAGATATGATTAATAATATGTCGCAAGAGGAGAAAGAAAAAATGTACAAAGAAGCTGGTATCGAAGTTCCTAAACAACCTACAAGAGAAGAACTTGCTGCTAAGGGTAAAGCAATATTAGAGGAAACTAAAACAAATAATAAAGAAAATGCCTAGGAAAATTGAAAAATTAGAAAAGGAAAGTATTCTTAATAATATCTTTAGACGAAAGAAAGAAGAAAATTTTAACGTACTTTATTACTCTAAATGGGATAGACATTCAACAACACTTCTAAAGCATTTAAACAAGTGGGTAGCTGAAGACGGGGACGAAACTTTATATATTGTAAATAGTTGGGAATTACCTCATTCATTTGTAGCATATAATGTTACACAGGTTCCATGCCTTATTCAAGCTATTAAAGGACGTATTAGAAAAACCGAATATCTACCCTATATTTATAAAAGCTTTAAATGTCGTGGTCAGGCTTAGACCCAGTTTTAAGATATTCAGGTGTTCTTAAATCTTGATATTTTTTAATTTTTTCTTGATACTTTTTATTTTTGGTATACATTAATTTAAGATTATTTACGATAACTGTCGTAAAGTAATTAAAAGCTGAACCGTGATTCGGGTCAAAATTTTTAAGAACTTTGAAAGCTAAGACAAAACATTCCTGCCTAGCATCATCAGGGTCGACCTTAAATTTGAAAGTATGTAAAATATTTGTAATTAAAAGGTCTAGTTTCTCTACCAAATCACTTTCATATAGCATGGGATGTTTAATATAGTTCTTAATTAATTCCTCAAACTCCTTATTATTTAGATAATGAGGCTTACTTTTCTTTCTCTTCCTACTCATAACCCATTACAGATGACCGATTTAGATAATTTATTTAATTCTTTTGAAAATTCAGAAAATGATGATACCTATCGTCAAGAGACAGGAGATGAGAAAATTGTATTTATTCATGATTCGTATCAAAAGAAATACGGAAGAGTCTTTGAGTTCACTGATGAAGAGTATCAAGTTCTAACTTCTCTTATAGAGAAATCAGATTTACCTTCCGACTCTTATCAGTTTGTAGCAGCGATAAAGGATTTTAATATTAAAGAAGAGGATATGACTAAGGAAATCTTCGCCAAGCATAGAGAATTGCTAGAGGAAGATTTGATGGCTATCAAGCCAGATTTGGTAATTCCTTTGGGAAATCTTGCGTTAAAAACCCTTACTAAAAAATCCGGAATCGGAAATAAAAGAGGAAAGGAATTTACAGTTCAACTTGCAGACGATGACGAGACAAAAATTAATATTGTACCTTCTTATCACCCTTTCTCCTTATATGCAGAACCTAAGCTTAGAGGTTTGTTTGTCCAAGATTTAAATAATTCTTATGGAAAATTTATACTAAAGATAAATAAATTTGATGATTCTCCTTATGAATTAATTAATGGAGATATAGATAAATTTGATGAATTGATGGATGAATGTATGAAATCTGAAGCAGTAGCATTTGACCTAGAAACAGAGGGTCTTGATTTTCAAAAACATAAACTATTAACTTGTGGTTTTGCATATAGAGATAACCATTCCTTTGTATTTCCAATATTTCACAAGGAAGCGGAATGGACACCTTCTGAATTAGACCACATTAAAAGAAGATGTGGAGAGCTTATGGCATCTAAGAATATAATTAAAATTGCTCATAATATGAAATTTGATTATAAATTTATGAGACAATGGGGATTAAAAGACTTTAATAATATCGAGGATAGCCAAATTATTCATTCATTATTGGATGAAAACAAACCTCACTCTTTAAAAGATTTAACTAAAGAGTATTTTCCAAATGAATTGGACGTTTATTAATATGAAAAAAACAGTAGAATATATATGGATTGACGGGACTGAAGGTCATCGTCAAGTAAGAAGCAAGACTAAAGTATTAGAATCCACTGAAGCTCCTGGAGATTGGAGCTTTGATGGAGGTAGTACAAATCAAGCTACTTTAGAAAACTCAGATACAGTTCTTAGACCTGTGAGAATGTATAAAGACCCTTTCAGAAAAGAGGGAGAGAATAGAATCGCACTTTGTGAGGTCTTAAATGCAGACCTTACTCCTCATAGAACTAACTCTAGACACGAATTAGAAACTCACTGCGGTCAATCAATGGTTAAGAATTACCAACCATTGATTGGTTTTGAGCAGGAGTACACCTTAATACTTCCTTACGGACCTTGCACCACTGAAAATCCTACTCAAGCTTATTGCGGGGTAGGAACCTCTAAAGTACAGGGTAGGCAGTTAGCAGAAGACCATTTACAGGCTTGTTTATATGCAGGTATAGGGATTTATGGTATAAACGCTGAAGTACTAATAGGTCAGTGGGAATTTCAAACATCACCTATGGACCCGCTAAAAGCCGCAGATGATTTATGGGTAGCAAGATATATCTTAGAAAGACTTTCGGAAGATACTGACCATTACTATCAGGACGCATACTCAATATCATTTGACCCTAAACCGGTTTCGGATGGTAATGGAGCAGGTTGTCATACCAACTTCTCTACACATTTAATGAGAGGGGATATTACATATATTAACAGAGCTATGGAGAAACTAGAATGGACTCATGATAGACATATGAAGATTTGTGGAGCTGGTAATGAAAGACGCTTGACAGGTACTCACGAAACATCTAAGTACAACGAATTCTCTTTCGGAGAATCTCATAGAGGTTGTAGTGTTAGAATACCAAACCATGTAGTCCTTAAAGGTAAAGGATACTTGGAAGACCGTAGACCTGCAGCCAACTGTGACCCTTACGAAGTTGCATCTTCTTTAGTGTATACTTTAATTCTTGAGAACGCAATGACCCCTGCTTATTCATGCTAACTGTAACGAATGGAGCTGAGCATGATTGGGCTAATATGCCATTACATGAAATGGCGATAGGTAATGCGGCTGACTGTGACCTTACTTTACGTTGTTGGAAACGAATGCGTAAAGAGATGAAACCTCTAGGAGTTTCCCCTATTTACGATAAGCTATTAAAAGAAGCTACAGTCGCATTAGGAGAAGTTGAGAATAGGGGACTTAAAGTAGATGTTGAATATCTTAAAGAGCTTGATATAACTTTAGGTAAGAAACTTGAAGATGCTAGGGAAGAGTTAAACAATCTTTCTAAACTTGACGGAGAGTTAAATCCTAACTCAACCAAAGAAGTAGCTGATGTATTATTTACTAAGGAAGGGTTTAATTTAACACCTACTATGGTATCTGAAAAAACTAAAGCTCCTTCAATTACAGAAGAACATATGCAAGCAGTTTTAAAGGGATTATCTACAACCCATCCAGCTAAAGAATTTATCAATAAACTCTTAGCATATAAAACTTTATCTAAACAATATAAAACTTATGTTAAAGGTGTTGAAGCGGCGTTGGAAAATAATGGAAATGGAAGAATCTACTCTCAGTATAATTTTGCGACAACTGTTACTGGTAGATTAAGCTGTTCTAAATATTCCGCAGGAAGAAAAAAAGAAGAAAGCAAGGGGGTATCATTTCATACATTACCTAGAACCACAGCAGACGGAGTAAATCTTAGAAAGCTAATGATGGCAGATGAAGGTAAAGCTTTTATCGCAGCAGACTTCTCACAAGCGGAGCTACGAGTGTTAGCTCATTGTAGTAACGATAAAAATCTAATAGATGCTTTTAAGTCTGGAGAAGATTTACACACTTATACTGCTTCTTTGGTTTTTGGAAAAACTCTAGGTGATGTCACTAAAGAGGAAAGGCAAGTAGCCAAGTCCTGTATCTTTTTGATTGTTTATGGAGGTTCTTATAAAAAGCTAGCTGACCAAATTGGAAAGTCTGATGGGTACGCTAAAGATATCTTCGCAAGATTCCAATCTCAGTTTCCTGGCATATTTAAATTTATGAAAGTAGTTAATAAATATACTAAAGATAATGGTTACTCTATGAGTCTTTTTGGAAGAAGAAGAAATCTACCAAACGTTAACAGTCCTATCACCAAGTATCAATATAGAGCACTTCGACAAGGATTAAATTTTGTAATCCAAAGCTCCACCTCTGATATGGTTTTAAATTCGTTGCTTAACATGGAGAATAAAATAAAAGAGTTAGGCATGGATGATGTTGAGATATTAGCTACGGTTCATGATAGTATTGAAGTTCAATGTGATAAGCAAAATGCAGGAGTAGTAGCAAAGCTAATCAAGGATGTTATGGAGGATATAAGCTATCTAAAGACTAAGTACAATATGGATTTTAAAGTTCCTATGAAAGTGGACGTAGAGATAGGAGATTCTTTTGGAAGCGTTGAGGAAGTTCACTTCGATGATAACAGACAACCTACAAATGTAGCAGATTTAATATAATGGGAAAACCTAGAGAATATCAATTAATGCTCCTTACAGATATACATTTAAGAAGCGATTACATACCAGGATTTTTAGATAAGCAAGTAGAAACACTTACAAAGCTGGTAAATAAAAAACCACCTGATGGTGTTGTTATAAACGGAGATATATTTCATAAGAGAAATCCCCAAGGACAAGAGCTTCTAGCTTTTGGTAGGTTATTAGATTCTTTTAAATGTAAGGATATTTTTGTAAACACTGGGAACCATGATAGAATTAAAAAAGATGGTAGCTCATGTACTACTCTATCCTTATTTGAGGATAAGGCACGTATTATAACAGAGTCCGAAACTATAAACATAGGAGGAGTTAATTTTGATTTTATTCCTCACTACGAAGATGAGGCTAAAATTGTAGAGGCAGTTAAGAAATCTACTAAC